ATACTACACCTGTACTAGTTGGTTATAAGGGTTCTAGCGAAACAGATGCAGCAGCATTCTATTGCCCATATATTCCTCTAATGAGTTCTGGAGTTGTACTTGATCCAAGTACATTCGAACCAGTCGTATCATTTATGACACGTTATGGATACATCGAATTGACCAACACCGCAAGTTCGTTTGGCAATGCCGCGGACTACGTTGGGGAAATTGCGGTCAGTAATTTGACCTTCCAATAAAATCAATCACTTACTAAAGTTACTTCAAGTAACTTTTTAGAAAAAGGGCACAAAATGGTGCCCTTTTTTATTGCACTTTAAAAATAGTAGTATATTATGTAATGCAGCAGATTATAAATAAAATCATGAAACACTTTATATACAAAACTACACATATAAACGGAAAATACTATATTGGTCGTCATAGTACCAATAATGTAGATGATGGCTATATCGGATCAGGTGAATGGCCGTCGTCAATAAAAGACAAATCAACTCTTATTAGAGAAATATTAGAATATGCTGAATCTGAAGAATCCTTGATTACGTTAGAAGGCAGATATTTGAAAGAACATTTCGGTAAACCAAATTGTATGAATAGAACAAGTGATCCGATAGGATTCAGTTCTCAGCATAATCCTATGAAAAATCCAGAATCAGTTGCTAAAATTTCAGGGGAAAATCATTGGTCTAATAAATTTCCAGAAAAATTTAAAGAAAAATTTAGTGGATTAAAACACTGGATGAATAAAGATGATGAAGCTAAACAAAAATTTTTAAACAATCATCCAAACAAAGATGGAAGAAATGCAAAGTTAGCATATGAAAGGGGTAATCATAATTCTATAAAAAACAATCCAAGTACCGTGAACAGTAAAAACGGAACACATCATTGGCAAAATGGCAATAGTCCTAATTATGAAGGTAAACTAAACAAGAAATTGATTGAAGAAGGTCGTCACAATTTTTTAGGACCTGAAACTAATCAAAAGAGAATAGACGAAGGTACTCATAATTTTTTAGGTTCTGCAAGTAATTTGAAACGTTTACAAGAAGGAAGGCATCCATCGCAGAAAAAACAAACGTGTGAGCATTGTAAAAAAACTGTGAGTATAGGTATGTATAAAAGGTGGCACGGAGAAAATTGTAAGAGGAAAGACAATGGCTGATAGAATTACAGAGGTATTAGAAGATGGCACTATCTATTGTTTTGACATGGATAAATGTATAGAAGAAGCAAATAACAGTTTAGAAAAATTATTTGAAAAAGAAGGTGTTGAATTAGATTATGATTTTTCCGCGACTGTGTTTAGTTTATTTGTGCAGTGTGTTCATATATTAACCAGTTCAGGTTGGACGACGGAAGAGTTGATAAATGAAGTAATTGATCATTCAGAAGAAGATCAAGAAGATTAAAATACAAAATATGGACTAAATAATATTATCAACTCAATCGGGATGGGGAGATATGGGGACTAGCGATAGTCCTCATTTTTTTGATAAATACTATTATCTCCAAAGAGGTAATAATAGATGAGTATAATCAATGCAAATAGTGGTGGTATATTTTTTACTGCCGACAATAGTGGAAATGTTGCTATAAGCAGTAATGGTGTTATTGGGATTACTGTTCCTACCAATGGCGGAATAATCATTTCTTCATGGTCTACTAGTTCAAGGCCTTTATCACCTTCAGATGGCCAAGTTGGATTTAACACTGATTTAAACACACTTGAGCAATATGACGGTAGTGCTTGGGTTGGTTTAGGTAAAGTATTGTCAATACCTGAATATAATTTTTTAGTTAATACTGGCAATCCTAATATAACTAGTACCAGTTGTAACAATATTGCAATAGGACAAAGTGCAGGTATAGGACTAACTACAGGAAAATATAATAATTTTTTAGGGTTTAGGGCCGGATTGTGCAATACTATCGGAAGCAATAATAACTTTTTTGGAATAAGTTCAGGGCAACGCACTATTGATGGAAGTCATAATAATTTTTTTGGATGTTTTGCTGGTGCATGTAATACAATAGGTTCTTATAATACTTTTATTGGTTATTTAGCAGGATTGTCAAATATAAATGGATCTTTTAACAATTTCATAGGTAGAATTTCAGCTAGAAATAACACTAGTGGAAGTCATAATAATTTTATGGGAAACAACACTGGTCGTTATAATACTTCGGGATCATATAATTCTTTTTTTGGGGATCAATCAGGCTCATCAAATACGACGGGTAATAATAATATTTTTCTTGGTAGATTGTCTGGTAATTTAAATACTGTAGGTAACAATAATTTATATTTTGGAAATAGTGCAGGTAGATGCAATATTTCAGGAAATTATAATAATTTCTTTGGATTAAGAGCCGGTTTATGTAATACGACCGGCAATAATAACTTGCTATTTGGGTGCTATTCAGGTGTAGGTTCAATTGGATTATGTAATATAACTACTGAGTCTAATCACATTATAATGGGCAATAGTAGCCACACTAATGCATTGATTCAAGTTGCATGGACTGCTGTATCAGATATTAGAGATAAATGTGTATTTGGGCCAGTGCCGTATGGTAAGAATTTCTTAAATAATGTAAATCCAATATCATTTAGTTTTAAAAATCGTGAAACTGATATAGTAACTGATACCAAAAAGAGATATGGATTTAGTGCTCAAGAGTTGTTGCAATTAGAAGGCGATGAACCAGTACTAGTAGGCAAAGATAATCCAGAAAAGTTAATGCTAACTACTGATTATTTGATACCTATTTTAGTAAATGCAATAAAAGAGTTAAATACTGATATTGAAAAATTAATGCCATTAATTGATGAAGTTAATATATTAAAAGAAAAAATTAAAATTTTAGAAAACAAATGATTTTATAGTAAAACGTCAGAATCTACAGTAATGTCTAAAATATTTTTTTTATTTTTGCTGTAGATCCTATTACAGTTGGCACAGATTGTTTTAGTATTTTCAATATTTTTGTTTTTATTATTTCCATCTAGATAAATTAAATCTAATTGACATTTATCTACGGCTTTAAATCCGCAATTTTCACAAACTAATTTTTTGTTTTTTATGTGTGAAAATTTTTCATCATAGATTGATTTAGCACAACTAGAACAATATTTGTGCCATTTAGTAAACCCATGTTTACTTTTTCCGTTTGGTTTTACTAATTGTAAATTACAATTAGAGCATAGTTTGCGATTCGGCTGTGTCAATAACATTAAATACACCCATAGAACTTTTATTTGATAGTTTATTTATTTAAACCAGATAAATAGTTATAAGTATTTGGGAAAAATATATATGGCCGCAGATAAATTTAATTCAGTTGGTGGAATTTCAGTTGGTATACCTCCTGTAGATGTTGTAGATGCTAACGGCAACGTAGTGTCTAACTTTAACAACACTTCGGGTAATGTATCAGCGAATAATATTTATGGTAATAACTATTATTATGCCAATGGCAATCCGTTAAATGCAACACCTAGTGGCTCAAATACTGAAGTACAGATTAACAATGACGGTCAATTTGGTTCAAGTGCAAATTTGACCTTCGACTTAGATACCAATACATTGAATGTTTCTAATGTAACTATAACAGAAAATTTAGTAAATGAAGGTTTTACAAATTTAGGTGATGTCGCAAATATAAAAATAGAAGGCGGATCTCCTAATTATGTACTCAATACAGATGGATCAGGAAATTTATTTTGGGCTGAAGGAGGAGGCCAAAGTGGCAGATCGGGTTTCAGTGGTACAAGTGGATTCAGTGGTTTAGAAGGACAATCCGGTACTAGTGGATTTAGTGGTGCAAGTGGAACACCGGGAACTTCTTTGGTAATTGATGGTACTGTAAATTTTGCAAATGAACTGCCTAATGGACAACCGGCAGGCATTATTTATATAGTATTGAATTCGGGTTTTGGGTATAATGCAGGTGAGTTAGCACTGAGTAACGGAGACGATACCTGGACTAATATAGGAGCGATACAGGGACCATCTGGGTTTAGCGGTGAATCTGGTACAAGCGGGATATCTGGATTCAGTGGTGAATCAGGTACAAGTGGCGAATCTGGATTTAGTGGTGAATCAGGATTTAGTGGAGAATCTGGATTTAGTGGAGAATCTGGATTTAGTGGAGAATCTGGATTTAGTGGCGAATCTGGATTTAGTGGCATATCCGGTTTCAGTGGTGAATCTGGCTTCAGTGGTGAATCTGGTACAAGTGGTTTTAGTGGTGAATCTGGATTTAGTGGTGAATCTGGATTTAGTGGTGAATCTGGATTTAGTGGTGAATCTGGATTTAGTGGTGAATCTGGATTTAGTGGAGAATCTGGTACAAGTGGATTTAGTGGTGAATCTGGTATAAGTGGCTTTAGCGGAATACCAGGAGTATCATCAACAATATTTGAATACAGTGCCCTAACTTCATCGACGTCAGGAGATCCTGGATCAGGGGATTTATTATGGAATAATAGTACTCAAATAGATGCTACACAAATAAATGTTAATGTGGTCACTAATGATGGTATAGATATTGACATCTTTTTGGGTTTATTACAAAACACAGAAGTTATAACGCTACAAGATAAAAGTCAGAGTGATAATTTTCAACGTTGGGAAATTGTTGGAACTCCAACGGACAACACAACATATTGGTCTATTCCAGTGTTATTGTTAGATTCAGGTGGAACAGGTTCGACAAATTTTGAAAATGGATTAGAACTTATATTAGCATTAGTTCAGGGTGTCAGTGGTTTTAGTGGTGAATCTGGATTCAGCGGGATATCTGGTTTTAGCGGTGAGTCTGGATTCAGTGGTTCAGGTACAAGCGGCTTTAGTGGTTCAAGTGGAGAATCCGGAACAAGCGGGATATCTGGATACAGCGGTGAGTCTGGAACAAGCGGGATATCTGGCTTTAGCGGTCAATCTTTGAAAATAGATGGAGTAGTAGCATATGGTAATGAACTTCCTTCTGGACTACCTGCAGGAACTATATATTTAGTTCTTTTAACAGGCTTTGGCTATGAAGCAGGAGATTTAGCAGTCAGTGACGGTACTAATTGGAGTAATATAGGTCCAATAAATGGAGAATCTGGTGCAAGTGGTTTCAGCGGTGAATCAGGTACAAGCGGCTTCAGTGGTGAATCTGGATTCAGTGGTGAATCTGGATCTAATGGGGCATCTGGTACAAGTGGATTTAGTGGTGACTCTGGATTCAGTGGTGTATCTGGTTTCAGTGGTGAATCAGGTTTCAGCGGATCGGGGGTCAGTGGTTTCAGCGGAGAATCTGGAGCAAGTGGAGAATCTGGTACAAGTGGAATTTCTGGCTTCAGTGGTGAATCTGGAGCAAGTGGTGAATCCGGTACAAGTGGAATTTCTGGCTTCAGTGGTGAATCTGGATTCAGCGGTGAATCAGGTATAAGTGGTGAATCCGGTACAAGTGGTGAATCTGGATTAAGTGGTGAATCTGGTATAAGTGGTTTTAGTGGTGAATCTGGATTTAGTGGTTTCAGTGGTGAATCTGGCTATAGTGGAATATCTGGCTATAGTGGTGAATCTGGCTTCAGTGGAATATCTGGTATAAGTGGCTTCAGTGGTGAATCTGGCTTCAGTGGAGAATCAGGTACTAGTGGTGAATCAGGTACTAGTGGAACATCTGGATACAGTGGTGAATCAGGTACAAGTGGTGAATCAGGTGCAAGCGGTGTTTCTGGATTCAGCGGTAAATCTATAAACTTAAAGGGGTCTGTCACAGATTATACTCAATTGCCCAACGGTGAACCACAGGGATCTTTGTATGTAGTATTGAATGCCGGTGGAGGATATGATGCAGGTGACGGAGCATTAAGTAACGGCGACAATACTTGGACTAATGTTGGACCTATACAGGGACCTTCTGGATACAGCGGAGAATCTGGCTTCAGTGGAATATCTGGATACAGCGGAGAATCTGGCTTCAGTGGAATATCTGGATACAGTGGAGAATCTGGCTTCAGTGGAATATCTGGCTATAGTGGAATATCTGGCTATAGTGGTGAATCTGGTGCAAGTGGTGAATCTGGTACAAGTGGTTTCAGCGGTGAATCTGGAGCAAGTGGTGAATCCGGTACAAGTGGAATTTCTGGCTTCAGTGGTGAATCTGGCGCAAGTGGTGAATCTGGTACAAGTGGAATTTCTGGCTTCAGTGGTGAATCTGGCGCAAGTGGTGAATCTGGTACAAGTGGTTTCAGCGGTGAATCTGGCGCAAGTGGTGAATCCGGTACAAGTGGTTTCAGCGGTGAATCTGGCGCAAGTGGCGAGTCTGGTACAAGTGGTTTCAGCGGTGAATCTGGCGAAAGTGGCACAAGTGGATTCAGCGGCGAGTCTGGTACAAGTGGTTTCAGCGGTGAGTCTGGTACAAGTGGTTTCAGCGGTGAGTCTGGTGAAAGTGGTTTCAGCGGTGAGTCTGGTGCAAGTGGTGAGTCTGGTACAAGTGGTTTCAGTGGTACAAGCGGTGAATCTGGCACAAGTGGAATTTCTGGCTTCAGCGGTGAGTCCGGTTTTAGTGGTGAGTCCGGTACAAGTGGTTTCAGCGGTGAATCTGGGGTAAGTGGAATTTCTGGTTTCAGTGGTGAATCCGGTACAAGTGGAGAATCCGGTACAAGTGGAATTTCTGGCTTCAGTGGTGAATCTGGTACAAGCGGCTTCAGTGGTATAAGCGGTGAATCTGGTTTTAGTGGTGAATCAGGTTTCAGCGGATCGGGGGTCAGTGGCTTCAGCGGGGAATCTGGAGCAAGTGGAGAATCTGGTACTAGCGGTGAATCGGGCACAAGTGGTTTCAGCGGTGAATCGGGCACAAGTGGTTTCAGCGGTGAATCTGGTGCAAGTGGTGAGTCTGGTACAAGTGGTTTCAGTGGTGAGTCTGGTACAAGTGGATTTAGTGGTGAGTCTGGTACAAGTGGTTTCAGTGGTGAGTCTGGTACAAGTGGTTTCAGTGGTGAGTCTGGTACAAGTGGATTTAGTGGTGAGTCTGGCATAAGTGGATTTAGTGGTGAGTCTGGCATAAGTGGCTTCAGTGGCGAATCTGGTACAAGTGGCTTCAGTGGTGAATCTGGTACAAGTGGCTTCAGTGGTGAATCTGGTGCAAGCGGTGAGTCTGGTACAAGTGGTTTAAGCGGTGAATCTGGTACAAGTGGTTTCAGCGGTGAATCTGGTACTAGCGGGCTATCCGGCTTCAGCGGCGAGTCTGGTACAAGTGGAATTTCTGGCTTCAGTGGTGTATCTGGTTATAGTGGTGTATCTGGTTATAGTGGTGTATCTGGTTATAGCGGTGAATCTGGTACAAGTGGTTTCAGCGGTACAAGTGGTTTCAGCGGTACAAGTGGTTTCAGCGGTACAAGTGGTTTCAGCGGTACAAGTGGTTTCAGCGGTGAGTCTGGTATAAGTGGAGAATCTGGTGCAAGTGGATTTAGCGGTGAATCAATTGAAATCAAGGGAACAGTAGATAATTCAACCTTGCTACCAAATGGTGAACCTGTTGGTGTAATCTATATTGTAGAAAATGCAGGTGGTGGATATAACGCAGGCGATGGTGCTGTAAGTAATGGTGACAATACATGGACTAATATAGGTCCATTAAGAGGACCTTCTGGTTACAGTGGTGAATCTGGTACAAGTGGTTTCAGTGGTGCGCCCGGTACAGGTGGATTCAGTGGTGAATCTGGTACAAGTGGTTTCAGTGGTACAAGTGGTACAAGTGGAGAATCAGGTACAAGTGGTTTCAGTGGTGCAAGTGGCACAAGTGGTTTCAGCGGTGCAAGTGGTTTCAGCGGTATAAGCGGCTTTAGTGGTACAAGTGGTGAATCTGGCACAAGTGGTTTCAGTGGTACAAGTGGTACAAGTGGTGAATCTGGCACAAGTGGTTTCAGTGGTACAAGTGGTACAAGTGGAGAATCAGGTACAAGTGGTTTCAGCGGTGCAAGTGGCACAAGTGGTTTCAGCGGTGCAAGTGGTACAAGTGGAGAATCTGGCACAAGTGGTTTCAGTGGTGCAAGTGGTACAAGTGGTGAATCTGGCCTCAGTGGTGAATCCGGTACAAGTGGAATTTCTGGCTTCAGTGGTGAATCTGGATTCAGCGGTGAATCAGGTATAAGTGGTGAATCCGGTACAAGCGGAGAATCTGGCACAAGTGGTTTCAGCGGTACAAGCGGCTTAAGTGGTACAAGCGGAGAATCTGGCACAAGTGGTTTCAGCGGTACAAGCGGCTTAAGTGGTACAAGCGGAGAATCTGGCACAAGTGGTTTCAGCGGTATAAGCGGCTTTAGTGGTACAAGTGGAGAATCTGGTACAAGTGGTACAAGTGGATTCAGTGGCGTAAGTGGTACAAGCGGCTTTAGTGGTACAAGTGGAGAATCTGGTACTAGTGGTACAAGTGGTTTCAGCGGTGCAAGTGGAGAATCTGGTACTAGTGGTACAAGCGGCTTCAGCGGCACAAGTGGAGAATCTGGTACAAGCGGCTTCAGCGGTGCAAGTGGAGAATCTGGTACAAGCGGCTTCAGCGGTGCAAGTGGCTTCAGTGGAGAATCTGGTGCTAGTGGCACAAGTGGATTCAGTGGTGCTAGTGGCACAAGTGGTTTCAGTGGTACGAGTGGTTTCAGTGGCGTAAGTGGTTTCAGCGGCGTAAGTGGATTCAGTGGCGCTAGTGGCACAAGTGGATTCAGCGGTGAGTCCGGTGAATCTGGCACAAGTGGTTTCAGTGGCGCTTCTGGCACAAGTGGCTTCAGTGGTGCTTCTGGTACAAGTGGTTTCAGTGGTGAATCTGGTACAAGTGGTTTTAGTGGTGCTTCTGGCACAAGTGGTTTCAGCGGTGAATCCGGTGAATCTGGCACAAGTGGTTTCAGTGGTGCTTCTGGCACAAGTGGCTTCAGTGGTGCTTCTGGTACAAGTGGTTTCAGTGGTGAATCTGGTACAAGTGGTTTTAGTGGTGCTTCTGGCACAAGTGGTTTCAGCGGTGAATCCGGTGAATCTGGCACAAGTGGTTTCAGTGGTGCTTCTGGCACAAGTGGTTTCAGTGGAATATCTGGTTTTAGCGGGCAAGACGGCACACTTGGATCTAGTGGTGAATCTGGTACAAGTGGTTTTAGTGGAATATCTGGTTTTAGCGGGCAAGACGGCACACTTGGATCTAGTGGTGCTTCTGGTACAAGTGGCTTCAGTGGATTCTCTGGACAAGCGGGAACATTGACTGCGCAGAAGAACTTTTTAGTAACTGACGGGAATCCTTCAATAGGAACAGGTTCTTGTTATAACATTGCAGTCGGTCAGGGTGCAGGTTGTTGTTTAGCAGGCGGTGACTGTAATAATTTCTTAGGATTAAATGCAGGGTTCGGAACCACTACTGGTAATGACAATAATTTCTTCGGTGAAAGTGCTGGCCGTTGTAATACAACAGGGTGCTATAACAATTTCTTTGGAATGAGAGCAGGTTTTAGAAATACTACTGGTACGAACAATACGTTTATAGGATTATATGCAGGTTACTTTAATGCAGCAGGTATACATAATTTCTTTGTCGGTAGATATGCAGGTAGAAGTAATGTATCAGGGGGTTATAATACTTATTTAGGTTTTTGTGCTGGTTTAGGTAATAATGCTACGGCAGAAAATAATGTGTTTATTGGAACTAGGGCAGGTTTATCAATAACTACGGGAATTAGTAATTTATTTTTAGGAACTGGAGCAGGAGCACTTAGTACTACGTCCTGTAATAACGTTTTCTTGGGACCAAATGCCGGATATAGTAATACTACTAGATCAAATAATATTGCTATAGGAAATAAAGCCGGGTGTAGTAATACATGTGGATTCAATAATGTAATATTAGGCGAAAATGCAGGTGCTAATGGAACAGGCGGATCTTATAATACATTTATCGGTAAATCTGCTGGACTTTGTACATGTTTTGATACTGGCAATTTACAGGGCGGAGATTTTAACACATTTGTTGGATTCTATGCAGGTAGATTAAACACAACTGGATCTAATAATAACTTCATAGGGGCAGCAGCAGGTACATCAAATACAATAGGTACAAATAATAATTTCTTTGGGTTGTGTGCAGGTTGCAAAAACACGACTGGATCAAATAATAATTTCTTTGGTCAAACTGCAGGACTAAACAATACTACTGGAACTCACAATCATTTCTTTGGATTCCGTGCAGGATGTGCAAATACTACGGCTGATAGAAATATATTTATGGGATGCGAAGCCGGGGCATGTGTTACTACTGGGTGTTCAAATACAATTATTGGTTCATTATTTGGTTCTGCTGGTTTGTGTAATACTCTTTTACTAGGAGCAGGTGCGTGTGAAAGACTAAAAGTTAATGATACTGGTTTATATATTAATGGTACTGCATTTAGCAGTGAATTTACACTAACAGACAACTCGCCCGGATCGTTCCCTGCAGGTAGTTGTGGCAACATACATAGTTCGCAGGCAGGCACAGGTGGAACTGGTAATAATAATTTCTTTGTGGGATATCTTGCTGGAGGTTGTAATACTACAGGTTGTAATAATATTGCCATAGGTAAATTTGCCGGATGGTGTAATGATATTGGCTATTCTAATATATTCATTGGAAGTTATTCTGGTATATTTTCTTGTGGAGGGAGTAATCGTAATAACATTTTCATAGGAGATGCTACAGGAATATATAATCAAGGTTGTAATAACATAATGGTAGGGAGTGGCACTGGCCAAGCAAACACTATAGGAACCAACCATTCTTTCTTTGGAAACAGCGCCGGTGCTTGTAATACTACTGGCAATGATAATTCATTTTTTGGTAAGAATGCTGGATTGAATAATACAACCGGCAGTTCTAATACTTTCTTTGGTTCTTGTGCTGGTTTTTATAATACAACCGGCAATGATAATACTTTCTTTGGTTATTCTGCTGGGTATGCGGTAACGACAGGATGTTCAAATACGATTATTGGACAATTGTCTGGTTCAGCTGGTTTGTGTAATACTCTTTTACTGGGAGCAGGTGCGTGTGAAAGACTAAAAGTTAACGACAGTGGTTTATTTATTAATGGCACTCCATTTACATCTAGTGACGATACTATTACAGCAACCGATGATACTACTACTACAACATTATATCCAGTAATGGTAGGAGCAGCAGGATCTTCACAAACTGCAAAAGTAACAACCACAAAACTATACTTTGATGCAAGTACTGGTAGAGTATCTGCTACTGAATTCAATTCTTTATCTGACATTACAATGAAAACTGATTTCATACAGATACCTAATTCATTAGAAAACATATCAAAACTTAGTGGATTTAACTTTGCATGGAAAGAAAATGGCAAACGTTCATTGGGTGTTATGGCTCAAGAAGTTGAAAAAATCTTCCCAGAAATTGTACATACTAATCCAAAAGGAGAAAAAACTGTCGCTTATAACGGCTTGATTGCAGTACTGATTGAATCAATTAAAGAACTTAATGAAAAAATTAAGATGTTAGAAAGTAGGTAAAATTATGAATGTGAACAACAAATATTGTTTTCTGCCAAAAGAAACATATAAACGTGTTTACCTCGATGTTAATAAAATAGACCCTTCATCTTTTTACGGAGATGTTTTGTATTTGGGTTTGGGTGATGCTTTTTTACCGGAAATCCAATCAAAAAATGTATTAACTACTACTATTGTAGAGATTAATGAAAATTTAGTAAATCAAAAAAGAAAATTAATAGAAACAAAAGGTTGGAAAATAATTCAAGAAGATGCATACATGTATGTGCCTGAAAAAAAATATGATTTAATTTTTGCAGATATATGGTATCAGGTACAAGAAAAAGAAACTGTGTTTGGTCTGATAGAATCATACAAACCTTTTGTCAAGGATACAGGAAGAATTTTGTATTTGAATACTATCATTAAAAAATAAAATATTAACTGTAAAAACGTAACTAAATAAGTTTTTACTAACACATTAATGAAATATACAATAGTTATACCTACCTACAATCATTGTGATGATTTGCTTAAACCATGTATAGATTCTATATTTAAATATACGGACATATACGATATAGAATTAATTGTAAGTGCTAATGGGTGCAAAGACAATACTTTTTCTTATCTTCAAACACTTAAGAAAAAGTATCAATTATTGCAACTAGAAAACAATTTTAAAATTGTTTGGAATGATGAACCTTTGGGCTATTCTAAAGCATGTAATGTTGCTATAACTGAAGCGACTACTGATTTGATTGTTCTTTTAAATAATGATGCAGTATTATTGCCACAAAATAAAAATGATTGGCTTTCGTTATTAGAAAATCCGTTTAATATTAATAAAAATTGCGGTATATCATGTGTGATAAAGGGTCCCAGTGAGCCTGCAGGCAGAGATTTTGCAGTATTTTTCTGCGTAATGATACACAAAAAAGTTTTTGATAAGATTGGATTATTAAGTCTGGATTATGGAGTAGGTGGAGGGGAAGATACTGAATTTAGTATTGAATGTGAAAATGCAGGATTTGAAGTTGTAGAATGTATGAAGAATCAATGGGATTCAACAACTCAAATATTTTCTGGTTCCTTTCCAATTTACCATAAAGGCGAAGGTACATTGCATGACAAAAATCTTGTTCCTGAGTGGGATGACATATTTTTAACTAATTCATTGACATTAGCAAAGAAGTATAATCCTAAATGGTATCAATGGAGACTAAGTAATTATTGGGAAAGAGCTGTATTTTTCAAAGGTGATCCAGTGGCACCTAGAGAAATCACCAGGTATTCATGGGCTGCACAAAATATTATTGGTACCAAAATTTTTGAATTGGGATGTTCTAGCGGGTATGGATTACAATTTTTACCCGAAAATATTGAGTACACTGGCTTAGATTACGATAAAAGAATAATTCCCGTAGCAATAGAACAACAGTGGAGACCTAATGCTAAATTTGTTCATGGTGATATAAACAACTATGAATTGGGCCAATATGATACTATCATTGCATTTGAGGTTATAGAACACTTAGAAAATGGGCTTGAAATAGTAGAAAAATTAAAAAAACATTGCAAACGCTTGATGATAACTGTCCCTATGCTCGAAACTCCAAATCTTTGGGGGCCTCATCACAAGTTACACAATTTAGACGAATCATATTTTCCTGGATTTAAATTTAAATTTATAGCACCTGATGGAAGTTTGCGTGATGAACCGCACAATCGTGGAGATAAAGAAAACATAAATTTGATGCTTTGTATTTGGGACAATGATAATACGGATAAAACACGAACATACAAACAAGATTTAGAATTTTTAAAACAACAACATTCCTACATATTCGATGAAGTTATTGAACGCAATATATATGAAGTTGATATTAATACTGTAAAAGATTATGAATTTATTGATGTCGGTTCAAATATTGGATGTTTTGCTTCTTTTGTTGGATATTTAAATGCTAAAAAAATAATTGCAGTTGAACCTGTTCAATCAACTTATCAACAAATGGTAAGTAACGTAAATAGACTACATTTACAGAATGTAATACCTTTACAACGTGCTGCGGGATCAGCAGATGATATTGCTATAAAGTTGTTCAAAAGTTCAGATTTTGGTTTAAATAGTACATATTCAAAATCTGAAAACTATGATGTTGTAAATACAATAACTTTAAAAACTTTGCTGTCTATACTAGACACTGATTCGATATTTTTGAAATGTGATTGTGAAGGGTCAGAGTATGATTTATTAGTAGATGCATCTAATGAAGATATGAAAAGAATTAAAACAATTGCAATCGAAATTCATGAAGATTTGCATCCTAAATACAAAGGAAGTGAAATTCTTCATGAAAAATTTAAATCATGCGGATTTTATCTTATTCAAGAAAAAAGAATATTTTCTTGGAATTTAGATAAACACGGTAATCGTATAAATATGAAACCTTTACCCATAGTAATAGAAATATGGAAAAAATGAAATACAGTATAGTTATACCTACATATAATCATTGTGATGATTTATTAAAGCCATGTATTGAATCTATTTTTAAAAATTCATACATAAGAGATATTGAATTGATAATATCTGCAAATGGATGTAAAGATAATACTAGAGCATATTTAGATGATTTAGTTGAAACTTTTGCTGAATTAGGACTCGGGCATCATTTAAAAATTGTTTGGAATGACGAACCGTTGGGATATGCCAAAGCATGTAATGAAGGAATAGTTCAGGCTTCATGTGATAAAGTACTGTTATTCAGTAATGACGTAATTATTTTAGATTATTGGGAAAAGGGAAGATGGTTAAAAACTTTAGCAGAACCCTTTGATTCCGATAAAGATGTAGGGATAACTGGTACTTTATTAAAGTATTCTCCTATAACTCAAAGAAATTTTCTTATATTCTTTTGCGTGATGATACACAAAAAAGTATTTGATAAAATAGGGTTAGTAAGTTTAGATTACGGGGTAGGGGGACACGAGGATACTGATTATTGTTATCTTACTGAAGAAGCAGGATTTAAAATTAAATGTGTGGATGAAAAGAAATTTTGGTCTAAAGAAGCAAACACAAATGTAGGTGAATTCCCCATTTATCACAAAGGTGAAGGAACTGTGCATGATAAAACATTAGTTCCCAATTGGGAAAACATATTTTATGCAAATGAGTTGACTTTAGCAAAAAAATACAACAAAGAGTGGTATGAACAAAACAAAGATAAGTCAGTCTACAAACCAAAACCTAGCGAGAATGAAATTCTATGTTCTATATCCACAAAAGGTAGATATGACACTACACTGCCCTTATCAATAGCCGCAGTAATTAATCAAACATTGAAGCCAAATAAAATAATTATTTTTGATGACAATGATGAACCATTAGATGTAAGAGAAATACAACACTATCAATATTTGTTGCAAATGATGGAAGCTGTAAATATAAAATGGGAATGGCAATTTGCTCTAAAGAAAGGTCAACATCATAATCATCAAAGGGCAAATCGTATGGGATACAAATATGTATGGAGAGTAGATGATGATTGTATCCCCAATTATAATGTTTTAGAAAATTTATACAAAAAAATAAACAGTGATGATACTATTGGTGCAGTTGGTGGTTCAATACTTACTACCCCGATATGGGGAAAAGTAAATTCTACCGGTAAAATAGAAAACATAGATAATGAACAAAATTTACAATGGTATTATATAGAGAAAGAAATGGAAGTAGATCATTTGCATTGTTCATTCATTTATAGAGCAGGTATAGCAGATTATTGTTTAGAACTATCAAGAGTAGCACATCGTGAAGAAACATTGTTTACGTATGAACTAACACAAAAAGGATATAAAAATATTTTAATACCCAATTCTGACACGTGGCATTTGAAGAATAAAAAAGGTGGAATAAGAACTGGTAATCATGAATTATTTGATCATGATAATAAAATATTTCATTCAAAAGTAAAAAATAAAGATAAAACAGTTGTGGTATTAAATTGTGGAATGGGAGACCACATCGTATTCAAAAAGATATTACCTGAATTAAAAGACCCTGTAATTTATAGTTGTTATCCAGATATTGTTCCCGGTAAATCTATTGCCGAAGCATATATGGAATTAGGTAATATAGATGAATACAATATCTACGCAAAAATGGATCAGTGGAATTGGAAAGATTCTCTTGAAAACGCATTTAGAAAAATGTATAAAGTAGAAAAGTAAAATTATGATTATCATTTCCCCTTACGCAAAAAAACTTAGAGAAGAAAAGATACATCCCAAGAACTACCCATATTGGAATTACGTAATTGAAAAAATAAAAGAAGAAATAATTCAAGTGGGTGTTGAAGGTGAGTTGCAATTAGTATCTGATTTTAGAAAAAATCTAAGCATGTCTGAATTAAAATCTCTGATATTAGAATGTAAAACTTGGATATCTGTTGATAGTTTTTTTCAACACTATTGCTGGGAATTGAAAAAACCGGGTATAGTTTTATTCGGTCCCAGTGACCCTAACATATTTGGACATCCAGAAAATATAAATCTTCTCAAAGATAGAAAATACTTGAGAGAAAAACAACATTGGCTATGGGAACAATGTGATTTTGATGAAAATGCTTTCGTAAAATCAAATGAAGTCATCAATGCACTGAAGAAATTTAATGTAAACGTAAATGACTAATATCTTTCAATGTACATACGATCAAATACTTAAAAAATGGTACGAATTAAGAAAAGAATTAGAAGATAAAGATTTACAAACAATTTGTACTGAAGTTGATAGTTGGTGGCAAAAAACACCACAAGTAAATCACTACCTACATGGTGATTTTGTTGACAATTGGCCCGATCCTTGGGAACTAATTTACGACAATCATTATTGCCCAATTGCACGTGGATTGGGTATGATATATACACTGCATCTATTGGGCGTAAAGGATGTTGCATTAGTAGAAGCAAAAGACTACAATAACGAAGATGTTGTATTAGTCCTGGTTGAGGGTGCAAAATATATACTTAATTACTGGCCTAATACGGTATTAAATAATTCTCTACAAGATTTTACCATAACAAAAACTATAAAAATAGAAAAACTATTAAAGAAAGTACAGTAATGAATATAACCGTGATTAAACGATCAGGTAAGAGAGAGCCTCTTACTCTAGAAAAATGGCAAGCACAAATCGCAAAAATTTGTAGTGGAATTGCTGATGTAAGTCAGTCAATGATTGAAATCAAAGCACAGCCTCATTTCTACGATGGTATATCAACTAGAGAAATTGATGAAATAACACTTAGGGCAATCGTTGACCTAATCAATACTGAAATTAACCCAGAAGTAGGCAACACTAACTATCAATACGTAGCCGGAAAACAACGCTTGGGTATGCTACGCAAAGACGTTTATGGAACCTATAATCCTCCCAAACTATACGACATCGTTAAACGAAACGTAGAAGTAGGACTATACACTCCTGAATTGCTAGTGTGGTACACCGAAGATGAATGGCATAAGATGGATGCCATCATTGATCATAGCAAGGACGAACTGTATAGTTATGCCGCTATTGAACAACTTGTAGAGAAGTACCTAGTAAAAAATCGTTCAACAAAGCAGATATATGAAACACCACAAGTTCGGTACATGGTTGCTGCTGCCACCGTCTTTCATAAAGAAGAGCCACTTTCTGCTAGAATGCGTTACATAAAGGAATATTACAATGCCGCCTCTGATGGTTTATTTACCCTTGCTACTCCTGTGCTTGCTGGTCTCGGCACACCTACCAAGCAGTTTAGCAGTTGTGTTCTTATTAGGAGTGATGACGATCTTGATAGTATATTTGCTAGTGGCGAAATGATGGCCAAATATGCCAGCAAACGTGCTGGCATCGGGCTAGAAGTTGGCAGAGTTCGTCCACTTGGCGCACCAATCAGAAAGGGTGAAATTCTACACACCGGTCTGGTTCCTTTCTTGAAGAAGTGGTTCGGCGATTTACGCAGTTGCAGTCAGGGCGGAATCAGAAATGCCAGTGCTACTATAACATATCCAATTTGGCACTATCAATTTGATGATCTAATTGTTCTGAAAAACAATCAAGGTACTGAAGAAACCAGAGTTCGACACTTAGATTATAACGTTGTGTTAAGTTCACTGTTCTGGCGTAGATTCAAGAACAAAGAAAATATCACATTCTTCGATCCAAACGAGGTTCCTGAACTATACGAATCATTCTATCGTGACATCAAGACATTTGATAGACTATATGAAGAATGCGAACGTCGTACCGATCTAAAGAAAAAGGTAATGTCTGCGGAAGAAGTGTTCAAAGGTGGCGTTCTCAAAGAACGAACAGACACAGGCAGAATCTATCTTACATTCATTGATAACGTACAAAAACAAGGACCCTTTGATACTCAAGTAGATCCTATTTA